CGGCCCGGTCGTCACGTCGGCGGCGGTATCGTTGACGGGCGTTGATGCGGTAACGGCGGCGCAAGTCTACCGCGCACTGATGACGGGCGAATAGATGCTACTTGTATATTTTTGGCTCGGCGTTCCAGTGTTCTGGATTGTCGTTGCCGTACTGGCGAGCCTGTAGCATGCCCCTACCATTCCCGTTTGATTACAAGCACCCCGATTATGTGATGGTCTTCGAGTGGCGTATCGAGCGGCTCAAGCGCATCCGGGAGGCGGTCGCGGCCGAGCGTGCCGCCAAAGCCGAGCCGGCGGTCCTGCCCGCCCTGTACGCGTTCTATCGTGACAACCCGGCGCAATTCATAATTGATTGGGGCATGACGTTCGACCCGCCCAACGTTCGCCGCGGTTTGCCGTCGTCCCTGCCGTTCCTGCTCTTTCCAAAGCAAGAAGAACTCGCGTTTTGGCTCTTGGAGCGCTGGCGCAACGCCGACCACGGGTTGATCGAGAAATCGCGCGACATGGGCGTGTCGTGGCTCGTGATGGGCTTGTCGTGCTCTATCGCGCTATTTAATCCCGAGGTTTCGATCGGTTGCGGATCGCGCAAAGAGGAGTACGTCGACGTGCTGGGCGACCTCGACTCGTTGCTCGAAAAGGCGCGCATGTTCATGGTCACGTTGCCGCCCGAGTTCCGCGGCTCGTGGGACCGGCGCAAGCATTCGTCGCATATGAAAATCGTTTTTCCCGACTCGGGCTCGATCCTGACCGGCGAGGCGGGCGACTCGATCGGGCGCGGCGGCCGGCAATCGATTTACCTCGTTGACGAGGCGGCGCACTTGGAACGGCCGAAACTGGTCGACGCGGCCCTATCGCAAACGACCGACTGCCGTATCGATCTGTCGAGCGTCAACGGCATGGACAACCCGTTCGCCGTCAAGCGGCACTCGGGCGACGTGCCGGTCTTTACGTTTCATTGGCGCGACGATCCGCGCAAAGACGACGCCTGGTACGCAAAGCAAGTCGCGCAACTCGACGCGGTTGTCGTGGCGCAAGAGATTGATATCAACTATGCGGCGAGCGTTACGGGCGTTCTCATTCCGCCGGCCTGGGTCCAAGCGGCTGTAAATGCGTGTGAGCGCCTCGGAATCGCCCCGAGCGGTGCGCGCAAGGGGGCGCTTGACGTTGCCGACGAGGGGCGCGATAAAAACGCGTTCGCGGGCCGTTACGGCGTGCAGCTCGAATATCTCGAACAATGGTCGGGCGTCGGCGATGACATATTCATCACAACGCAAAAAGCGTTCGGCGTTTGCGAGTTATCCGGCTACGGCTCGTTCCAGTACGACGCCGACGGGTTAGGGTCGGGCGTACGGGGCGACGCGCGGGTCATTAACGAGGCCCGCCGCAACGAGGGCAAAACCGAGATTATCGTCGACCCGTTCCGCGGTTCGGGCGGCGTATATGATCCTGACGGCGAAATGATTCCCGAGCGCAAGAACAAGGACTTTTTCGAGAATTACAAAGCGCAATCCTGGTGGGCGTTGCGTATGCGGTTTCGTAATACGTTCCGGGCGGTTATCGAGGGGATGGAATACGACCCGAGCGATATCATCAGCCTATCGCCCGACCTGGCCGAGTTGGCGCCGTTGATGGTTGAACTCTCGCGCCCGACTTACACGCTCAACAAAGCCGGCAAAATTATCGTCGACAAGGCGCCCGACGGCACGCGCTCGCCGAACCTGGCCGACGCGGTAATGATCGCGTACAACCCGGCCGGCGGCGTTCTCGATACGTGGGCGCGGTTGGCCGGTTGACAAACGGCAAATTGAGGCGCATAGTTCGGTTTCGCTGGCCGAGAGCGAAAAGAAAAGCCGCAAGGTTTAACATTTGAATCAACGCACTAACGCCCCGCAACCGTCAAAAGTCGCAGGGCGTTTTTCATTGTGCCGCCGGTTATAGCTTGTCGGCGTACGGTTGGGGGAGTTGCGACGGGGCGAGCCCAAACGCTTCGCACAACCCCGCGTGTCGCTCGTCGAGGGCTGTTTTCGTTCTAGGCCCGGCGTATGGCCGGTCGCGGTTACGCTCGGCGTCGACCCGAGCCTCGACGTATGGCCGGTCGCGGTTACGCTCGGCGTCGACCCGAGCCTCGACGTATTGCATAAGGGCGATAACTTGCTCAATAATCGCGCTGGCAGGTTTGGCGGCCGGCGCCGGAGGCAACTCCCCCGCCCGATTCTTTCCGCAAGACTTGCACCGCATCGACGGAATTACGTTCTTGTGATAATTATTGTCGTCGTACCCGGTCGTCAAATGGGCCGTTGCGCCGCAATGCTCGCATTCCATATCGGCGCAAAAGTCGTAACGGCTTTGGCTAGTTACGTTCGTTATATTCATAATTCAAACCCCCTCAAAGTTGACCGGGAACCGCCCGGCCGGCGGGTTAGTGCAACGAGATAGACCCGACCGCGTCGAGCCGCAACGCCTCGCCGATGCCTTTCATAACGAGCGTGCGGAACTGTTCGCATGCGCGGGGGTTGCCCGCTACGATTGCCGCCTCGACCTCGAATACCGTCAAGCCGTTCTTGGTGGCGAGGAAATCAAGCGTTGCGGTCCTGATGATATCGGCGGCGGCGATTAGTTTGGCGTTGGTCATTTTGTTTGCTCCGGTTCGGTTGGTATGACTGAACTATAGTCGCATTATTCGACTATTGCAAGCACTCATTTGCACAAATGTTGCGAATGGTCAAAACGTGCCGATTAGCATACAATCGCGGGTAATAACTTGCCTGGGGTCGACATGACTACAAAATTATCCGATGCGGTACGCAACGCCCGACTTGACGCGATCGAAAGCGCAATCGGCCTGGCGCCCTTGCTGAGATTCTACGACGGGAGCGTTCCGGCTAGTTGCGCCGCGTCCGAATCCGGCAACAACCTATGCGAGATTACATTGCCGTCCGATTGGATGGGGGCGGCCGCGGCGGGCGTCAAGGCGAAAGCCGGTACCTGGTCGGGCGTAGGATCGGCGGCGGCCGGTGCTGGCACGGCGGCCACGCATTACCGTATTTACGAGTCAACCGGCACAACTTGCCACGTACAGGGAACTGTGACCGCTACGGGCGGGGGCGGCGACATTACCATCGATAACGTGAGTATCGCGCTGTCGCAAGTCGTCGCGGTATCGTCCTATAGCCTGACCGACGCGAACGGGTAAGCGCCATGCTGCAAATCGGCGACCGCGTCAAAGAGACGACAACCACGACCGGAACCGGGGCGCTCACATTGTCGGGCGCCGCGGGCGGCGGTTATCGCGCGTTCTCGGCGTTGTGCTCGGTTGCCGATACGGTTTATTACACGATCGACGACGGCGCCGGCAATTGGGAAACCGGGCTCGGTACGTACTCGTCGGCTAATACCCTGACCCGCACAACCCCGCTTACGTCGAGCAATGCGAATGCCGCGGTCAACTTTGGCGCCGGTACTAAAAACGTTTGGATTGACCTCGTCGCCGCGCAACTGATCGGCTTGCAAAATGATCGGTTGTCGCCGTTATGGAACTCGGTTGTAGCGATTACCGGCGCAATTACGCTAACCAGTACCGCATTCGGCAAAAAACATTTGTGCAGCGGCACGAGCGCCGACTATACGGTCGTACTGCCGACGGCGGTCGGTAACGGCGGCAAGTCAATCGCGTTCGTCATGGCGCCGCAAGCGACGCTCAATAAATTTGTAACGCTTGACGGCAACGCGTCCGAAAAGCTCGGCTATCAATTGACGCGCAAATATGCGTCGTTCGAGACTGTTGTACTTGAATCAAACGGTACGGATTGGGACATCGTTAGCGAGTCGATCGAGTACCCGATAATCTCGGTCAACCTGGCGGCCGATGCGGTCAACGGTGCGACCGGCGGCGGATATAGCCTGGTCAAGCACGATACAATTGTGACCGACACGCACGGGCAATACGATACGGCCGCATGGCGGGCCAATATCAAATATCCGGGCGAGTATCTGGTAACCCCTTACGTTTCAATTCCGAGCGCAACCGGGCGGGTCATTGGCTCGGTCTATAAGAACGGGTCGGAATGGCGCCGGGCGTACGACTTGCCGTCGGGCGGTGTTGTGGGCGGCACGGTTCAAGTGAATGTCAACGGGTCGAGCGATTACATACAAAACTACATTTACAACGCAGGTGCGACCGTCACAATATCGTCGGGCTCGGGCGCGTCCACATGGATGAATATACGACGGATTGGGCGGTAAGGTATGGCGCTCGGGTTCGCCCCGCTCGCGTCCCTGCCGCTCGCTGCCAGTACGGCCGCCGCTGCATTACCGGCACGCGACGCCTCGGCCAGCATCACGCTAGGCGCGCTTACGGGTTCGTCAACCGCGACCAACAAGGCAACGGCCGCAGGATCGCGAACCCTCGGAACGCTTGCGGGTTCGTCAACCGCCGCGAGCATG